AGGGGCAAGAGCCAGGGACCCGGATCGGCCACCAGGGGCGCGGGCGGGTTACCGGCAGGTTCCGGTAATCCTGGGGGGTCCTGGTGCGATACCAAACGAAAAAAAGCCCGCCACCAGGGCGGGCTCAGGGCCAGGGGAAACCGGCGAGCTACGCGGGCATGCCGGCCAGGGCGGCGAGCTCTGCCAACATCACGTCGGCGGTGCCCAGGGCGTCAGCCCGATCGTCGGTAAAGTATTCGGCCACCATGCCGGCCGGGCCGGTGGCGCGCACGCGGTATTCCGCCCAGGTGGCGGACCATGCGACGCGGACCATGCCGACGTCGGCCAGGTGCACCAGCTGCACAAGGCGCAGCCGGGCGCTCATGCTGCGAGCCCGATATCGCCGGCCACGTGGTGGCGCAGTAGCGAGCCTGCCGGTAGCGAGCGCGCGAAAGCGGCCAGGGCCGCCGCATCGTCGGGCGCGCCCTTGGTCCTGGTGGCGTGCCAGGCTATAGCGGCATGCCCCTGGGCGGCATAACAGCCACCAGGATCATCGGCGGCCACTTTGGCCGCGCCGGTCCCATGGGCCACGAACACAATCACATATTCCCGCCCAGCTCGCGCGCATAGTGGCCGGCCATTACCGCAGCTGGCGCATGTAAAGCCAGAGCCCGGCGGGCTCAGTTGTTCGGGACACTGAACAAATTGCACGCCCTCAAACACGTATGGCCAGACCGTACCGGACGGGGCGGCCACTACAGCCGGACGCCCGGTGCGAACGGCGGCCACCGCTTGCGCCATGGTGTCAGCTGAATAATTAATCGTCGTCTTACCAGGGGCGGGGCGGGGCAAGTTCTGAAAAGCAAAATGACTATAGGTCCAAGCTTGGCCATTCGGGGGCACCGCGTCATACAAAGCGGCCAGGTACTCGGTATCCACCAGAGCAGCACCATGCGCGCCCTGAGGGTTCAGCGCGCACGTCGGGGGGCACGAGCCAAAAGTATGGTGCGCGCCGGCGCGATAGGTTACCGCGATAGGACCGGTTTTTTTGTTCGCAGATTGTCGAATTGTCTTAAGCATAATTTTCTCACTTTCTAACTTTCTACGGCCAAGCAAAATGCCGGGCCTGTTTAGATTCTAGACTAAAAATAAAAAGCACGTTAACAATAAAAAAACCCGGCACGTGGCCGGGTTTCAAGGGCCATGCGGCCAGGGCTAAGAGACTAGATCAAGCATGCCGCCGGCCAGGGTTTCGAATTCGACGCGGTCCGATTGCCAGGGGATCGTGCGCGCGTGCGCGGTGGCACCGGTTACCGCGTCCCAGACCGTTTCGATTGGCCGGCCCTCATCGAGAATATGCGCATGCTGAATTTTCGCGGCCACTCTCGGCCCGAACCTGGTGGCCAGGAATTTGTCAACTTTGTCGATTTTGCTGGCTTGCGCAGTGCGCAGTACCGTTGAAACGGTGGCCGCGCTGGACCGGCTGTATTCCAACAGGGCCGGCGTCACCTGCTCGATGAATTTGTCGGGCGCGCTGGCAGTATGCCGAATGCTGATTTCATCCAGCTCGTGAGCTCCCCAAACAATTCGGTTCGCGCAAACAAAGTCAAAAAGAAAAGTTTTCAACTTTAGTGCGCCCCCGCCAACTTCAGAATTAGTCACAAAAAACCCCCGGGCAAGCTCTCCGGTTTTCCCGTCCCGGCGGCCCGGAAGTTCAATCCGGTTTACTTCATCGGCCAAGAAAATAAAGCAGTCCCGATCACCTGCGAACAAAGTCGTATTTTCTCGAGTGACGAAGTCCAGGGCATGGCCCCAGGTCCCAGGGACCCGCCAATTACCGGTCACGCCGTCGCCGAAACGGTCAATGAGGGCGGCCACTACGTCACCGTCCCAGATTCGGCCATAGTTCGGGCCGGTTACCGCGCGCAGTTCTGAGGTCCCGTTTTTTGTCAGCAGCACGCCGATATCCTTGGCGTCCCGCTCCACTTGGAAACCGTAATTAAGGCAGTCGGCGGCCAGGGGAGCGGGTAGGTCCCGCAAGTAGGCACCAGGCGCGCCCACCAGCTGAGCGGCCTGGCCCATTGCCCAATGAGTCGGCGCGTAGCCGTGGCCGTTGGGGCCTTCAATCATCAGGCCCTGGTTATCGTCAGTGGGGACGGCGCGCAGCTGGCGGCTGCTGACCGTGGCGGCCCGACTGATAGCGCGGCGCATTTCCATGGCCGCGTGCATTTCCGGCAAGCTGATAAACCGCTCTTCAGCGGGACGATTGGCCCATTGGGCAGAGGCTTGTGTCAGTGTGGACATAGTGAGCTTTCTATCTTTCTAATTACCGGGAAACCGTCCCGGCAGCGGAGTCAGAATTCTAAACTCGAATTTATGACCCTGTCAACAGGTCAACTATTCTCGTTTTCCAGTTCTTGGCTGACCATGCGCCGATACCGCTCGAACAGTTCAGCGAACGCGCCCAAAATTTTCGCCTGGTTCCCTGAGTCGGCGCGATGGTAGGCCAGGCCCAAGGCCGACGCAAACCCGCCGCCGTGCAGCTGCATCAAAGCGGCTGCGCGGTGGTTGGCCTGGGCCAATGCCTGAATGTGATTGCTCCTGTAAAGCTCAGCAAGTTCGGGGTTCATAATTTTGCCTTTCAAGTTAGAGGTCAAGGTTGGACCAGTGGTCCAGCTGGCTGGCGATTGCCAGGCCGGTGTCGTACCAGGCCGGGGCGCTGATGATGCCGGTGGGATTGTCAGCGGGCCGGCCAGCGGCCACGACGCTGCTGCAGTATTGGCGCACTGCCTCGAGGATCATGACCTGGGCCAGCGGGCCCCCGGGGTTCATCGTCATTAAGTACGTGATTTTCCGCACATTGTTAAGGGGTTTCATCGTGGGGTCCTTCAAAAGCTTATGGTCGCTCGATTGTCGCTAAAGAACGACTTAATTTCATCTTCCATATCAAGCTCGCTGGCCAGGTCGGAGAGGCTAATCTCGGACGCCAAATCCGATAAGCTGATGTGCTCCGCGATGTCGTCCGAATAGTTGTCACCCACCTCCGCCGCCAGGTCTGCCAGGTTGACGTGGCGGGCCATAACTTCCAGCTGCCCATTGGTCAATTGTTGGGCCAGGTCGGTCAGGTCGACGTCCCCCGCGGGGCGGGCGTTCAATTGAGCCAGCTTTTCTGACAGGCTGTCGTTCATCCAGTCATCGATCATGACGGCCACCATCGGGCGCATTTGCTCAGCCAGGTCTTTCACCAGGGCTTGCATGAGTGCGTGCATTTCCATGTTCTTTCTCTCTTTCTAGGGTTACGGCCTCGCGAAATTGCTTGGCCAGATCGCATCTTATATCTACTTTATCAACTTGTCAACTACCTCCACCAAATATTTTATGGACTAGCCACCACCAGAAAAGCTTGGCGGCCAGGGGCTTTTGGTCTGGGGGATGCTGGGACAGGGGTGGTCGGATTTGTTTTTGACGCGCCGCCGCCAGGCGCTCGCGGTCCCGGCGGTTCATAGTCCAATTTTTTCAACCACACTTGGTAGCTTGGCTAAGCGGTAGAAGTGCATATCCGCCCGGTGGATAACGTCTTTTCTAAAGCCGCAGTCGGTTTGCATCCACATTCCACGTGAGGCAACCCACTTTAATAAGTACCCCTGTTGGTCTATGGTGTGCGTACCACCCTCAATCAGTTTTATCAATTGCTGCGTTCTGTTCATCTCTTTCTCTCTTTCTAGTTTGCCTGGAAAAGTCCAGGTCGGATTTGTTTTTGGCGAGCGGCCGCCAGGCGCTCGCGGTCCCGGCGGTTCATAGTCCAATTTTTTCAACCACACTTGGTATCTCGACCTCATCGCCCAGCACTGAGGCCACGTAGCAGCGCATTGCTGCGACTAGGGGTGTTGAGCCCCAGTAAAACGGGAAGTGCGGAAGGGGCCAATCGCGCCCCGCTTTCCACGCCTTGATCACTCCGTTGTGTATAGAGTACGGCGTGATTGTGATTCCCTCTCGCTCAATGATCGGCCCACTTTCGGCCCAGTCTGTCGAGAACCAGGCGCACCGGCCCTCATGCCAGTACGGGTCTTGCAGCTTCATTGCCTTGCCGACTGCCCGATCAAGGGCCTCGCCCGTCAGTTCTGCTGTTTTCGCGCGGGTCATGGCAGTTCCTCTGGTACTTCGTGTTGTGCGCCGCAGGTGGTGCAAAAGAACCGCACCGAGTACTCTGCTCCGCTAGTCTCATTGTTGGCGTATGTGCTCTCGAACTTCTTGGTCTCGGCGTCCCACTCAATGGTGCTGTATTCCGTGCGGTCTTCGGCCAGGAGGAAGTCGTTGTCGCCACATACGGCGCATTTGCCGTCGATGGGTTTGGGTAATGTGCTCATCTCTTTCTCTCTTTCTAGTTTGCCTGGAAAAGCCCAGGTCGGATAATCCTAGCATGCCTTTGGCCGGTCGGTCAAGCGGTCACCAAAAACTTTCTCAGCTCTGCCCAAGGGATGCCCGTCCACGGCCAGCGGGCCATGGGTCGCGTATCGATGCCCAGGTTGACCAGGTCGATCGCCTGTTCGCCCGCGTACAGCAGCAGTTCAGACTTGCTTGCATGCGCGGTGCCGGGCGGGTGGTACTGAACAAGGATGTAGGTCGGGCAGCGCAGGTCGGCGTGCTTGATCTGGAACGCCACCTGATGCGGGGACAGGTTGACCTTGCGGCCCCGCTTAACCACCTTGAGTTCCACCATGACGAACAGCCCATGCGGGAACGCCAACAGGCAGTCGGGGATGCCCAGGTTAACCCTTGACTCGATTCGGGTGAAATGGCAGCTTGGAAGGTTTTCCCTCAATCGCTTGTACAGGTTCGCTTCGGGTTTCAATGCCATTGTCTTCCTCTTCGGGTTCTTCTTCAATTTGTTTAAGGGTCACGTCCACAATCGGCCCGGCAGCCCCGCCGCCGTACAAGCGCTTGATTTCCTCGAGCTTGCGGGTGACCTCTTCCTTGCTCATGCTGTCGATCGTGCCGTGCCTGATCTCCTTGCGGTCGATGTAGATGGACCCGAGGGCCTGGCCGCGCCGGTATTCGGCCTGGACTGCCGCGCCATAGGCCCCTGCAGCCAGCGCCTGGTCGCGGATGACCTGGAGGTCCCGCATGTGCCGCTCGAAGGTCGTGCCGTACTTTTCGCCCAACTCGCGCCGGCGCACTTGGATCGCGGCCACGATGTGAGGGCAAACCTCAGGGTCGGTCAGTTCCCGCGCCCGGTTCTTGGCCCATGTCTCGCCGTACCCGGCCCGCATGGCCGCCTCTTTCAAGGTGACGTGCCCATCGCCCGCGCAGAACTCTTCCACGAACTTCCATTCCTGGGGCGTCAGGACTCTAGGCTTGTGGGCTTTGACGGGCCCCGTCACGCGGGCCTCGACAACCGCTGGACGGCCCCCAAGGCTTTTGCCCGCCAGAAACCTCTCATCCTTGTGACTACCCATCAGGAGACCCTCCAGAGCCGCCAGCCTTCGCCGTAGCGCCTGCAGGTGAACCTGACCCCTGGGTGACGGCGCGCGTGCATGTAGGCGGCGCTACGCAGGTTCTTGATCCAGTCCTTGTCCAGGATCAGGAAACTGTCCCCAACCGCCATCCGAATAAAGGGATAGCTGGTCCGGGAGTCCGCGTCGGGAGGCATTGGGATGTTTTTTTCGATATTCATGCATACAGTCTACAACAAATCCACGGGCAACACGACTACAAGGGCCCAAAAGGGCCCAAAAGGGCCCAAAAGGGCCTGGAAAGGTCAAATTCGAGGTTTTAGTTAGGAATAAATAGGGAAGAGTATGTTTTTTTTTTTTCAAAAAAGCATCGCGCGCGCATTTTATGTGAATTACATCCATTGACTATGTGTAATCTAACGTGTTCTCATAACCCATTGATTTCATTCAACTATTACACCATTACTTCTATTACGTCTAATTTCAAAAAAAAAAAAAAAATAATTTTACTTTTTCATTTTTCTTCTACTAAATGGCGAAATATGGCCCTTTGCCGTGATCCCCGGTCCGTGATCCTGTATAAATCCCCAGTGCAACTAAGGGTAAACCCCTGTAAAATAGGCACTTGACCCTTAAAACCCGCCAGCTCAACCCTGGCGGGTTTTTCACTGCAACTGCGTCCCCAGCCAGCGCCTGTGCTCCCCTGAGAGCATCTTGCCCGCTATTTCCATGGGAATCAGGTCGCCAAACTCAATCTCTGTCACCTCATTAAACCCCCCATCTCTTGCCTCAGGGTCTTGAATTACCGGCCCGATGAGGGCGTACTTCTGCCCGCCGGCGGTCAGGATGACCACCTGGACCATGGTCCGTGAGCCGAGAGCCTCCATGACCCCTTGGAGAGCCGTCTCCGCCGCCGCCCCCTCCTCTTCCAGTTCAAACCCTTGTTTCATGTGATCCCCCTGTTACATGCACGCCACACCGGGTGCATTGTCCGTCTTTAACCTCATGCGCCTTGTCCAGGCCGCTGCCCTGGCACTCATGCGCCCCAAACAGCCTGGCCAGCCCCGGCGCGTACTCACCCCCAATCCGGTACAGCTTTGGGAAGGCGGGGTGGAAATATTCAATCATGTGCTGTGTCCCTTCAATTCGGCGTAGAAATCCGTCCAGTATTTCGCCATGTCTTCGGGGGCTGATCCTGTCCTGCATCCCGCATCGACGACTGCTATGATCCCGCGCCAAAATGCCGCTTGCTCCTTCGCAGGTAGTGCTTTTATTCGGGCAACGAACCTTGCCCTTTTTTGTTCTTCGTCTGTCATGTGTTGCGCTCTTTCAAAGCGGTTGAAACCTCCTTGTAAAAGCCGATGCTGTCAAATTCTTCAGCGATTAAATTGGTGTCCGTCACTTTGTCGTAACCCGCATTGAACAGCTTGCTGTGCTTCTTTCTGTAAAACTGCACCTCCTCATCCGTCAGCCCTACCCATTGGCGCTTAGGCGGCAGGGGCGACAACGCCAGCACATCATGCACTTGTCTGAGCACGGCGCACAGACTGTTGTTGGTTTCAACCCACTTGTGTTCTTGCGGTGTCATAATTTTTCCCCTTCAGTTTGATTTCAGCAAGTCTAAAAATCTCCATGACAATATGTCCGTCATCATCCTCAGTGCATCCCGCTGCCGTTGCAATTTTCTTTTTGTCCTCGTCTGTCAGCCCCTGCCACGGGCGCTGTGCTGCAAAATGGTCAGCAAGTTCCCTCGCCTTGTGCTTGTTGATGCCCTCTCGGACTAGGCTAACCACTACCATTTCTCGCCACTGACTCGGCTCCTGCTCTGGCTGTGCCAAGGCTGCTTGCAATCGCCTGATGGCGTAAGCACAGTCGTTTGGAGTGGGCCACTTGCAACATTCGGTTCCATGCTCTTCAGCTTTTTCTTCCATCTCATCACACACTTTCGCGCAAGCCTCACGCTCTGCTTCCGCACCAGCCAAAACCCCGCAACGGTACGCCTCGGCAAGAGAAATGCGCTGGGCAAAATGCTCGTTGCTGTCTTTATCCTGCGGATACCAGTCCGTACTAATGCTGTCAAACATCTGCTTTCCCCGGCTGTAAAACTCCTTGTCCTTGCCAGTGCTGTTGTCTTTAGTCATTTCAGTTCCCCTTTTGCAATGGCGGCCATGGCGTTGGCCGTTGCGTCCTCCCACTCTTGCCGGCTGGAGTCGGACAACTCCACGTGCACCATTGCATGCAGCGATTGCTTCAACGCCGCCAGCAGTTGAGCATTTACACCGTGCAAGCGGCGCAACTCCGCAGCACCCTCACTGAGATAGCCCTGCGTGTCATCATCAGCTTCCGCTGCGCGGCGCTTGGCCTCTGCTTCAATGCGCCGAAACTCATCTTCCTCGCTATTCATAGCATGGCCCAGATAAACCCGGCCAGCCCGGCCAGGAAGACAACCGTCATCAGGAAGAGGATCACAATGGTCACCCAATGCATGATTTCGTCAATGCCCCCGTAATCGCCATCATCCATCAGAACTTCTCCTGGTAAAACCTGCCGATTGCCTCGGCCAATTCGTGAACGTGAAAGTCGCCGCCCTCGCCGCTGGCATCCCTGATCCAGATCATGCCAGGTTGCACGCCGGGCGTCAGGGTCCAGCCGGCAATGTGCACCTCAAAGCGCTCGCGCCCGTCCTTCATCCCCTGGTCGTAGGCCGCTTGGGCCTTGCACGCATCTTCAATGGTCATCAGCGTGTACTTCTGGCACTCTTCCCAGACATACCGGGCGTTGGACGCCCCAATCCGCTTGTGCTCTGCCTTGGTCAACTGGTCCCACCATTCTTCAAATAGCATGACGGCCCCCCTTGAACAGGTCCGTGAGCCGTGACCAAATACCCTTGTCCAGGCACGCCTGCAGCCGCTTGTTTTCGGCCTGCAACGCATCCGGGACCTGCGCGTGCAGTTGGACCGCATCAGCATAGCCATCGGCGTGGCCCTTGGCGTAGGCCGTGGCTGCCACCTCTTTGAAGGTCCTTCGTTTTGTTTTAAGTTCCATGTCAATTCTCCATGTGGTTGTAGATTTCGTGTTCCAGCTGGGCAAGGGATTCCCCCGTCATCTTGCGCTCCAGCCACGGCGCGGGTCGGCCGTTGCGGTCGAGGATTTCCCAGATTCCATGCCCGCCCTCTTCCTCCGCGCTGTCATCCGGGTCGGCGCGCAGGACGGCGGGGCAGTACGGCTCCCACTCCGTCACGCGGACGCGGCAGGGTATGCCGCAAACAGCTGTTTCAAACTCTGTCATAGCGGCATGTCCTCGTGCCATGGCTCGTCAACCATGCGCTTGAGGTTGAAGATGAACCGATACTGCGGATGCACCTTGACGAACAAGCGCGCGTAGAAGGCAATGAAATTGTTGCAAATCTTGAAGTCCGCGCCTGTGGTGGTTATCACCACCTCCCAGCGGATGCGGTTGATGATGAGCCAGTGACTGATCTTCCGGTGGCCGGCGTTGATGACCTGGAGCGTGAAGCGTTCAAAGTATTCCCACACCAGCGGGTTGCCGGCGTTGAATTCGTTGAACTCACGCTGCCTTATGTGGAACGGCGTGTTCATGCTCATAGCGGGGCCTCCTCTGCATCAGCCGGATACACAGGCCCGCTCGGGGCCCGTGGTTCTTGGTACGGGGGCAGCGGCCCGATGGGGAAGGGCCAAATCATGGCTCCACCACGTAGGTAATGGCCAAGAGGTTCTGGATCATGTCCTCCAGCCGGTTGAGCTTTTCCTGAGCCTCCACACGCACCCTTGCCTGTTGCGTCTTCAGGGTCTCGATCTTGCTGGCAACCAGCTCGTTGGGCGTCAAGACCATGTCCACCGTGATGGTGGCCTCGCCCACGTAGGTCCAGCCGCTTGTCCGCATGTCGGCGGAACAGAACGCCAACTCCTGAACGGCCTTGTCGCCCTGCATGTCCTCAGGGCTCAGCCGGCTGTAATCAGGCAACCAGGCCTTCGAGGCTCCAATAATTTTCTTCATGACTTTCTCGCTTTCTTTAAAAATGACCGTGTCTGATGGCAGACCGTGTCGGTTGGGGTGAATTAACGGTCGATGCCTTCGAGGCGGTCGGCTACCAGGGTTGCGTAGCCTGCAATGTCGACCCAGTGGTCGACTTTGTCGGGGTTGCCGTTGACGATGCGGCTGATCTTGTGGACGATCATCTCCAAGGCCTCCCACTGGTCATCAGCAAACGTCTTGTTGTGCCGTGACGCGTGGTCCGCGAGCAGTCGTTTGATGCCCTGCATCAGCGCGGCGCTGTCCCGGAACTTGCCGTAGTCCTGGCCACGCGCGTCCAATACCCCGTCCACAATGACCTTTGCAAGGTCTGGGAAGTATTTCGCTGTGCGCGCCTTGCGCTGCTTGTCCGTGAGCTTGGCCCTGCTTACCAAGGAGGCAGCCCGAGACGTTGCCTCGTGCTCTGGGGTCGGCATGGGCACCGTATCGCCCGGCTCGGTCTCTGCGCGAACCTGGCCGCGCAGCTTGTAGGTCATGGGTTTGGACGCCTTAAACTTTGCCGCTACTTCGACTACTTTAGCGTCAGGGTGGTTGCGAAAATGCTCGCGGATTTTGTCAGATGTGTTCACAATGTTTCCTTTTGAAGTTGAACGATTGCACGGGCCTTGCCTTGGCGAATAATCGCCTCAACAAAGTCGTGCGCCCTCTCGATGTCCAGAACAGTGGCGTTAGCCAGCTGCTCCTCATGCAGGTCCATCACCAGCTTCAGTGCCTCCCACTGCTTCGCGGTCATGATGAACCTCATTTCTCGTTCAATGCCCCTGCGCACCAGCTCGAGCAGGGCAGTTTGGGCGGCATTGATTTCTTCCAGCCAGTCGCATCCAAGGCCCTTGAGGGCCAGCGCCTCCGCGATGTTGAAGGCACCGACAAGGATGTCAATGTCTGCCCTGGTGGCCAGCCCGCGCCGGACCGCTTCCAGCGCTGCGCGGTTCTTGATCTGGACGTCCAGGAAAACGCCTGGCACATCCCTCAAAGGACGCAGCCCTGACAGAACAAACCCCAATGGGTCCTGGAGCACGGCCCGCGGGCGGTAGCTGCTGCGCTTCCTCATGACTTGCAGGAAATGAAGAGGCTTCCGAACAGGAGGATCAGCACCATCACGTAGGCGACCTCTGTGATGGTTATGCCCGGCCGATGGCTGCCAAGCAGAACGCCTTGAATTAGCTCTTCATCGCGATTTAAATGGGCAGGCTTGGGTTGGTAGCTTAAACCTATCAGCACTTTGCCGGTGCTGACGTACTTGCCGGTAGAGGCAAGTTGCTTGAAGGCCCGGCCGGCCTTGAGTGGTGGCTTTTTAGTCATGGCAGTCTTTCTCTCTTTCTGTGATTGCAGCCCGATAGTAGCACGTCTATTTCAACTGTCAACAACTTTTTGAATAATTTTATTTTTATTTAAGGGATGCTTCAAGTACTCTTCTCTCAGCAGACTGTACAGTGTCAAGTCTCCACCGTCAGGGAAAGCCTTGCGCATACGTCCTTCGTACTGAAAGCCAAGGCGCGAGACAAAGCGCTGAGCGTCTGAATTCTCTGCGCGGATGAGACCCGTGACCCGCGGCACTTGGAGCACGAGGAAGGGTAACTCAAAGGATGCTTTAAAGAACCTGCGCGAGAACCAATTACTCCTGGGCCGCGCTGCGATGTGCATGTCAATGTTGATGCCTGTGTGAGCAGAGAAGACAGTGACGGCCAAGAACTCGTCCTTGTCATCCACCAGGCTCACGGTGGTGACGTCTCCTGTCATGCCTTCAATGCCGATGACCCTTTTGGCCCAGGCCACGGCCTCGTCGTTGCGTTCAAAGCGAAGGATTTTCACTGTAGTTCTCCATGATCTCGTCCTCAAGCAGCATGACCTGCTCCTCGGTCAGCGTCTTAGTGATGTCCACCTGGCGAGGCTTGCCGCTCGGGCCTTTGACGGTCAGCAGAACCTTGGTGATGTCCAGCAGCGCGGGCAATTCTGTGTCCTCCACTTGCATAGCCGGAAGCACTTCAAAAGTGAGTTCGACGGGGAACGCCATCTCGGTTAGGTATTTCATCTGGGGCTTTCTGTTTGGCTTTTTCTTTGTTCTCAGCGATGCGCTGCAGGGTGAGAGATTCTTCGTAGGCGTGATGGAAGGCAGGGAGGATGAGGCTGTACATGTAGTTGCCCATGCCGACTTCGTAAAAGGCAGCAACTTCCTTGAGCATGTGGTACGCATCTTCAGGCACAGCGACGCTCCTGTACCGCTGCCCCGCGCGCTTGGAGGGCGAGGCACGAATCTTTTGGTAGACACTCTTTTTCGGGCGTCCGTTCTTCTTAGGGCGGCCTCGCTTGCGTGCTACTACACGTACCGACTGACGTATGTACGGCTCCGGGTAAGCAGGGACAACTGTTTCTCGTAGCTTGAGAGGCATTGGCATTAAATTCTCCTTTCTAAAGACTCGTTAACGTGTGAAAAAAACGGGCCGAAATCTTACTCCCGGCCCGAACTCTAACAGGAGATAGGAGGCAACTGCATTGACTCCAACCCCATTATGCCGCATCTCCCCAGCTTGATCCAGTCTCCACGTCAACCCGGGAGGGCACCTCCAGGGTCACGGCCTTGGCCATGATGTCAGCAGCGGCGCGAGCCTCGTCAATGTTGCGCACCGACAACGCCACCTCGTCATGCACCTGCAGCATCAGGCTAAACCCCGCCTTGTGCAGCGCCACCATGGCCGCTTTGGTCTGGTCCGCCGCTGAGCCTTGAATCAGCTTGTTCAAGCCTTTGTAGGTGCCCGCGCGCTTGATCCGTGAGCCGTATTCCAAGGCCGCCTGCTCACGCGGCAGCGCCTTGTTCACGCCCCACTCCACGGGCTCCCACAGCGGAAAGCGGCACTTGCGGCCCAGGAGCGTGCGGATGGACCCGCCGGAGGTCGGGTGCTCAATGCGCTTCATCACCGCATCCACGGTGCCCTTCAGAAACGGGACCTTGCTGTGGAACGTGGCGATCAGCTCGCTGGCCTCGTCCAGGGGCAGGTCCAGGCTGTGCGCCAGCTTGGCCTTGCCCATGCCGTACATCAGGCCCAGGCCGATGGTCTTGGCGGCCTTGCGTTTGATGCCGGCCATGTCCGCCACCATCTGATGAAAGTCCGTGTCGGGGTTGTCGCGGTAGGCCTGCGCCATCTTCTCTGCGCCCGGCAGGCCCAGCAGGGTGGCGTAGTGCACCAGCAGGCGCGGCTCCTGAGAGGAGAAGTCGTTGGCGGCCCAAATCTGGCCGTCTTCGGGCAGAAACAGGCCCCGCACCAGGGGGCCGATGATCTCGTGCCTGGCGGGCACCTGCTGGAGGTTGGGGTTGGACGCCGACAGCCGGCCCGTCACCGTGCCGCCGTCCTCGTTGCGCATCTGGTTGAAATGGGTGTGAATGCGGCCGTCCTTGGCGCTGTGCTTCAGGTAGGGCTCCAAGAACGTGCCGTGGGTCTTGTTCAGTTCGCGCGCTTCCAAGATCATCTTGGCCAAGGGGTGCTCGTGGGTGTCCAGAAAGCTCTTGGTAAAGCTCGGTGCGCCTTGGGCCGTCTTGGGGTACTGGATGGCCAGGCGGTCAAATGCCGCGGCAATGGACTGCGCAGCCCAGATGTCCACCTGCATGCCGGCCTGGCTCTTCAGGTACTTCAGGATGTCTGTTTCCTTGCCGCGCATCTTGGCCATTTCCTGCTCACACTTGGCCCGGTTGAAGTTGATGCCCCTCAGGGTAATGTCCACCAGCACCGGCAGCACCTCTGTCTCAAGGTTAAAGACCGACTCAACCTCCTCCTTGCGCATGAGCACCTTCAGGTGGTGCCACAGCTTCAAGGTGAGCGCCGCGTCCTGCTCGGCGTACTCACCCACGTGCATGGCCGGCAGCTTCCACAGCTCCTTCTTGGGGTGCACACCAAAATCCGAGGCGGATTCTTTCAAGCCCTGCTCGGACTTAACCTCCTTCAGGTAGTCAAAGCCCAGGGAGTTCAAGGCATAGCTGAAGCGGTTCTCGTCCAGCACTGGCGCGGCCAGCATGGTGTCGTAAATGGTGCCGTTTACTTCAAATCCGGCGGCCCTGAGCCAGCCGAGGTCGTAGGCGGCGTTGTGCATGACCTTGTCCGCCGGCGTGGCCAGGACATCACGCATCCAGCGCTCCACGATACGCTTGTCCAAATTGCCGCCACCAGCATGAGCAACAGGGAAATAGCCAGCCCAGCCATCGATAGCAATGGCATAACCAACAATGTAACCGTCATTTCGAGGCCAGCCCGGGCCCAGGCTTTCCATATTGGGGTCACAGGTTTCGAGGTCAATTGCAATCTCCTTGGCTTCACTGAGGTTGGGAAAAGATGCCGGCGGCAGCCACTCTGAAATCCGGGGAAACATGGACAGGGTCTTGATGTCACGTTTCATAGCCGGAAGCCCTTTTGTTCGTTTTTTGGCAGGACAACATGCAGCGTTTGTTTGGCACGGGTGATGCCCACGTACAGCAGGCGGTTGATGTCATCGGAGTTCCTGTCGTATTCTCTTGCAGAACGGGTGGACAGGTCGGACAGCAGCAGCACATTGTCGGCCTCGCCGCCCTTGGCCCCGTGGATCGTGGACAGTTTGATGGGCACGTGGCCCGTGAGCCGTGTATTGCGTTTCAAGAGCGAGACCATGTAGTCACGGCGGTCTTCACTGATCTTGGTCAGCGCCTCGTGCCAGATTACTGCAGAAAGAAGTCCGTGCTTTTCTTTCAGCAGATCAAGGGTGTAGCTGATGGTTGTGTCGGCCGTGCGCAGCAGCTTGTGGCCATGCTTGATGAAGTCGCCGTCCATGTACTTGTAGATTTGCTTGACAACCGGGTAGGGCACTTCGCCGCCCTTGCGCAGCTTCTCCCAGCCCAGCACGGCAATCAGGACAGCCTCACTCACGCTGCGTTGTCCGTGGCGCTCGAACAGCAGGCCCTGGCTTTTGATCCATTCGTGCATGTCGTTGAGCATGTAGTTGGCGCTGGCCAGGATGAGCCAGTTGCCGTGGGTAATGTCGACCTGTTGGAAGTCGTTGTAGTAGTTGACGCTGCCGGCCTCCTCGCGGGCCTTCCAGACCTTAGGCTGGCGGTTTTTGATGCGGGTTACCACGCGGTTGGCCAGGGCGTGGATTTTTGAGGGCACGCGGTAGGACTGGTCCAGTACTTTAACGTCGCCGGAGAAGTTCAAGAAGCTCTCGACGTCGGCCCCGGCCCAGGTGTAGACGGCCTGGTCGTCGTCGCCTGCCAAAAAGCAGCGCTGGGCTCGCAACGCAAGTTGCTCGACCAGCCTCCATTGCAAACGGGACAAGTCCTGCGCCTCGTCAATGATCAGGGCTTCCAGGTTGGGAAGGCGCTCGGGCTCCAGCAGCACATGCTCCAAGAGGTCAGTGAAGTCCAGCAGGGCGTGTGAGGTCTTGTAGTGCCGGTAGGCGCGTTCCACATACTCAAAGTGATACCACTCAATGTCCATGCTGGACTGGTTGTAGTGCGAGCGCAGGTCCAGGCCCTTGATCCGTGCAATGTTGATCTCGTTAAGGATGGGATGGTCTGCCTTGACCGCAAATTCCTCCTCGCCGTTTTCAATGGCCAGCTCAATGCCGGCCTCCTGGGCAAACTCCTTGTAGTGCTCAGGGGACATCATGTCCTTGGTGCTGATGCCCAGGCACCGGTAGGCCAGACTGTGCAGCGTGCGGAAGAACGGGAAGTCGCTGTCGGGGTTCAGGTGGGGGAACTTTTGGATGGCCCGGTCCTTGGCTTCAGTGGAGGCCTTTTTGGTAAAGGCGAAGTAGCCGATCTTTGTGGGATGGACCTTGTCCTCAAGCTCCGTTTCAACCACCTTGAGCAGGAAGGTTGTCTTGCCTGTGCCGGGGGGACCGAACACCTTGGTGGTAGTCATTCTTCTTCCCCTTCATCCCACATGTCCTGTGTCCAGACAAGGACGGGGGTGTCCTCCCCTACGTATGCGCCTTCGATGTTGAACTCAATGAACTCGCGTGCCTCCTCGCTGGTCATGCCATCACGCATGAGGTTTTCGCGGATAAGCTCCGCGTCGTACACCAGCACATCTACCCGGCCGGAGCCCCGCCATATGCAGGCAGGGCCGAGGATGGCGTCGTCATGTCCGTCAATTTTCAACATCAAAAAGGACTCCGGTTGGTGCGCTGCTCTGGCGTGTCAAATGGGGCGTCTTGGCGGCTGAAGCGGGGGATTTTCCAGCAGCGTGCAGCGCGGTTCTTGAGGAAGAGGCTGATGGGCTCGCCGCCTTGATCCCGCAGCCGTTGGGCCATCTTTGGCGCGGTCATGCCCTTGAAGTTGTTGCGCACCAGGTGCGCCTCCAAATCCTTCATGCGGAAGTAGGTCTTGGCCTCGTTTTCATCCGTCCATGGACGTCCCATGAGGATTTCATCACGGTCCATTGCCTGCTGCAGGTGCGTGCAGAACTCCTCGAGCAGGTCGTTGAAGCGGCCGGTGATGCTGGTGTCCTCGCTGGCCTCGGTAATTTGCTCAGTCTCCACCATTTCCTTGAGCAGTGCATTGAGCATCTGCTCCCAGTCCTGCTTACGCAGTGTGGGCGGCAGCAGGTTGATTTTTTCAACACAGGCTTTTTGGAAGGCGGCCTGTGCAAACAGGCTCTCGGTGTCCAGTTCAATGCGCTTGCCGTTGATGTCGAGGAACCACAGCGGCGGCTCGGAGTTGTACTTGGACAGAGAAGACATTTGCGGGGAGTCTGGTCCGTGAGCCCCGATCCCATGCTTACGAGTCCTGCAAAGGCCGCTGTTGCAAAAGCTGTTTAAGGGGGCGTCCTTGCACTTGTACTTGTAGTCTTTTTTATTCAGCTGCTTGACGAGGACTTGCAGTTCATTGTTGGGCAGCGGGGGCGAGACGTACTTCAGGTTGTGCACCACCAGGGCGTCATCCCAGTGGATGGGGATGATTTTCTTGAGGTAGATGCCGATGTTGAAAAGGGCGTTGTTGCGGGTGCCTTCTGGCACGCCCTGGGCGCACAGCGCCTGCAGGCAGGGAGGGCCGTCCTTGATGGGATGGTCGGGCTCCTTGGGCTCTTCTGGGTGCTTGAGGTCTGGGGGCTGTACCCACTGGTCGTACAGCGCATAAAACTCCTCCAGCGTTGCGGCCGAACCATCGTCCCTGATGGCGTAGCGCATGGTTTGGTCCCCGCCGAAATAGGGCAGGTTGAGAAAGTTGCCGGTGTCGCCGCGGTCCACGAGGATTGCAGCTTGCTTGGGGAAAATCTCCCGGCCGGCCTCGCCCAGTAAAGCGGCACAGGCGCTGAGAAACCGCTGCATCTCTGCAGCAGGAATAGGCGACTGGACAAATAGGAAGACGTGGGCCCCGCCGGACTTGCTGCGGCATACCACCATGGGGAGTTCAAGGCTCCTGACCTTTTTTATGAGGCCGGCGTGGTCCAGAGGATACTGGTCAATGTCAATACAGCCCCAGATGCAGGAGTTATCAGCCCGGATCGGGATAATTCCCAGACTCGGTTCAACGCCCTCCAGGTGCTTGGTCCACAGGTCGTCAGTTGGTGGCTTGCGCACCACAACGGCCTTGCCTGCCTGTTTCCCGTCTCCTCGGGACGACTCAATTCTGTATGTTCCATAGGCGATATCCAGGCCGGAAAAAATCGCTTTGAACCGGGTTATGTCGGTCATTTCTTCTTTCTATTGCAGGTGGGGCCTACTCATGCCGAGAGGGGTACCCGTATATCGCCTGCCATGAGCTACATGGCAAAGCTCAACTATCGGTCTCCCGAACACTTTCGGCCCCTGAAATCAAAAGGGAGCAGGGCCGTTAGCTGGCGTGCTCGTTTCACCCTCATGCTTTACCTTGACGTCACCCGCGCCAATCGACTGCGCAAATTTCCTGGCAGCGGCGTACACCGTAGGCGACTCCACAGGACCCGTGCGTGCAACCTCCCAGCCAAACCACTTGCCCTTGTCGTTAGACTCAGCCGTGGTGGAGAGCAGGTACAACTGGCTGTACATTGGCGGCGTGAACACACCGTTCTTGCCAGACAGCTTGACCGACTGCATCATGGAATTCCACTTGCGGCTCTTCTTCAGCTGCGTGGATTTCATGGTGATGAGAGCAGGCTCAGGGAATCCAGAGGAACCAATTATCATCACGTAGTAGTTGGCGGTGTTCTCGATGTAGTTGCCATTGTCCAGGTAGTCCTTGTTATCCCCAGGCTCCCTGTGAGTCTTCGTCAAGATATCGCTGGTCGCAGGGTAGATGTGCACAGGTGCACCGCTTCCCTGACCGCGTGGAGTCCACTCAATGTACTGGCGCACATAAGCGCAAGGTATAACGGCGATACCCTTCTTGCCGTCATACAGCTCCCCCGTCACGGAGTTGAAAACCATGCCGGGAAGAGCGCCATCAACTTCCCCGACCTCCGGGCTGGTGTTGGTGAGCAAACGCAGGAACGGCAGTGCGTAGTCCTCCTGTGTCATGCCATCAAAACCCACCCCAGCGTCCTGCTCCAACTCACCCATGATTGCCAGTGCGGTGCCGGCCTTTTGTTCCGCAATTTCGTTCTTTGCCATGATTCGATTTCCTTGTTTCAGTTTGATTTAATGATAGCCTTTTGGCCAATGAATACGCCAAAAAGCTCAGTGTCAACGGGCTGACCCTTCTCGACACGTTCCTTGACCCAGGCCTTGAGGGTCTGGGGCTCTATCTTCTGTGCTTGCTCGGCAGGGAAGCCTTGCGTGCCCAGGAGATTCAGTAGACGGGCGGAAAGCTCGTCTTCACCGCGCCCAAAGCGGACGCTGATGGTGTTCTTGATGATGTCGTCAAAGCCGTGGTTGCGCAGCCATTGGTACGCCTCTGCCTGGCGTGCCTTTGGGATGCTGGCACCGTAAAACGGCTTGACATCAATACTGCTGCCGTCCTCCATGACAAACTTTCGCATCCCTGCCTCGGCCATGGCCTCGGGGATAGTCTGCTCAGTAAGCTTTCGGTACTGCTCGCTGCGCTCGCCAAGCACTTCCTCCATGTCAGCGATCTCTTTCTCCAACATCTTGGCACGCTTGGCAAGCCCTGCAATACCAGCCACCTGGTCGTCAGCTACCTTGTACGCACCTGCATCAGTCTCAAACAAATTCGTAAGACTCATCACTTTCTCCTTTCTTAAATAAATCAACCTCCAATGGAATGTAGCGGCGTTCCCGCTTGTCCCACTTGAGACACTTAAAGCGGCCATTATTTCTACTGGCAGCTACTGCACAGGCAATGCCTATGGCAGAGGGGTCACCGATGAGAAGCAGGTAGTCCTCATCGGTAAATTTCTCCAGCTTGCGCTGGATACGGCGGACTGTCGGTACAACTGAGAAAGCAATTTGCGCGTTGGGCGGCAAAATGGTTTCGATCTGGCCATAGTCCAGAGCGCTTGCTATGTTGTGTTGCGTAGTCTCTGAGACAACGTAAACTTTGGGCACTTGAATTTCTCCTTTCTTAGTTCCAGCCATCAGTGTACACTATCTTCACAGGACATTGCAAGCCCCTGCCAGAAAGAGATACACCATGACGCAATTTTTATCGACCTACCCCTTCAAAAACAAGCCTTTTGTCCATCAACAGGCCTACCTTCAGCGCTTCTGGGAGTACCCGGTAGCGGCCCTTTTTGCGGACATGGGCACTGGGAAAAGCTTCATGCTGATCAACAATGTGGCCATGCTCTACGACAAGGGCAAGCTCAACGGGTTTTTGATCGTAGCGCCAAAAGGAGTCTACCGCAACTGGTTTGACACCGAAATCCCAAAACATTTACCGTCGCACGTAGTCTACCGCATGGCCCTGTGGAGCGCTTCTCCCCGTAAAGCGGAGCAAAAAGCCCTGGACGAGCTGTTCACCGTCACCGAGGATTTAAAAATTCTGGTGATGAACATCGAGGCGTTCAGCACGGTTAAAGGCACGGCGTATGCCAAGCGGTTTCTGCTCGTGCACGACGCAATGATGGCGGTTGACGAGAGCACCACCATCAAAACCCCCACCTCGGCCCGCAGCAAAAACACCGAGAAGGTGGGCCGTGGCGCGCGGTTCAGGCGCATCCTCACCGGCTCCCCGGTCACCAAAAGCCCGATGGATTTGTACCAACAATGCGCATTTCTCTCTGACAACTGCTTGGATGTGAGCAGTTACTACGTTTTTCAGGCGCGCTACGCCGTGACCATTGAGCGCCAGCTCAACACCCACACTTTCAAGCAGATCGTGGGCTACAGGCGCTTGGATGAACTCAAGGAAAAGCTCGACCGCTTTGCGTTCCGGGTGAAAAAGGAGGAGTGCCTGGACCTGCCTGACAAGCTCTATGTCAAGCGGGAAGTGGACCTGACGCCGGAGCAGCAAAAGGCCTACAACGAGATGCGCACGCTGGCCCTGGCACAGATCAGCGGGGGGTTGGTGAGCACGGTCAATGCACTCACGCAGCTCATGCGCATGCATCAGATCGTCTGTGGCCACGTGAAGCTGGACGACGGCACAGTCATTGATTTGCCCAACAAGCGCATGGATGAGTTGCTGTCAGTTGTTGAAGAGACGGATGGCAAGCTCATCATCTGGGCCAACTACCGGCACGACATTGAGGCCATCAAGCTGGCCCTGTCCAAGGAATACGGGATGAACGCCGTGGGCATGTACTACGGCGACACTGACATGGATGAGCGCAAACGGGTGCTCGAGGAGTTCCAAAACTTGGACAGCGGGATGAGGTTTTTTGTTGGCAATCCCAGCACCGGGGGCTATGGTTTGACGCTCACAGCCGCCAGCACCATGGTCTACTACAGCAACAGCTTTGACTTGGAAAAGCGCCTGCAGTCCGAGGACCGCGCACACCGCATCGGCCAGACCAAAAACGTGACTTACATCGACCTGATTGCCGTGGGCACCGTGGACGAGAAGATCGTCAAGGCGCTGCGCGCAAAGATTGACATTGCAACCCAAGTGCTTGGAGAGGAACTCAAAACATGGCTCATTTGATCCCCTGGTCAACCCCGTATGTGTACGAAAAGCTTGAGCGAATTGACACGTCCAGCGGACGTGTATACAAACTCGCCGAAAACGTACATGTCCCGTCCGTGACCACTGTGCTCGATCGCACCAAGAACAAGGCTGCACTTGAGGCGTGGGCCCTTCGGATCGGCCAGGCGGAGGCGGATCGGAAAAAGGACGAGGCGGGGTACATCGGCACGTGGATGCACAACACGCTGGAATGCATCATCAGCGGCGATGCGATGAAATTCGGCACTGATTGGTTGGCCATGAAGGGGCATGAAATGGCCTTTACCCTGGCCAACCGGTACTTTGATTCGATCTCCGCGGTCCACGGTTCGGAGGTGGGGCTGTACTACCAAAACCGCTACGCCGGCACGACTGACCTGGTGGCCACGTACCGCGGCAAGCTGGCCATCATCGACTTCAAACAATCGGTTAGGCCCAAGCGCCACGAGTACATCACCGACTACTTTCACCAGTTGGCTGCCTATGCGGTGGCGCATGACTGGCGGCACGGCACCGCCATTGACTACGCCGCGGTGCTGATTTCAGTGCAGGATGGGACGACCCAGGAGTTCACCACCACCGGCCGAGAATTTCAAGAATTCAAGGCGCAGTGGATGGCCCGGCTCACTGCCTCGGAGGCTGCTGCGCCTGTGCCCCCGCCATTTGGCTGACCGTGTCAAACGGGAAAAGCGATTGGAACATGGCTCGGGCGTTGGCGTTGGTTGGAGCACCGCTGCTGCCTTGACCAGGAGGCTTCGGCGCGGTGTCCGTGAGCCCTGGTACACCCCGCGTGCTGGGGGCTGTTGGTAGCTGGCGCAGCTGACGTGCTGCCGCGCCTTCGGGGGTGAAGGGCGACGTCTGAGGCGGCTTTTCCTCTTGCGCATTCAGGTAATTCAAGGCCGGGGTAACGGCGCTCTTGCCTACTGAGACGCCCATGGAGCCTAAAAATTTAATCACGCCGTTGGCGATGTCAATTTTCTCTTTCTCAGTGCGGCCCTTGGCAAGGAGCAAGGCCATTGCTTCGGGGTCTTTTATGGCGTTTTCAAAAACCGCCCGCACCGTGGCATTGGGCAGTGCATCAAAGATTTGCCGCACAGCTTTGGAGCCGGCAGAAGCTGCAATCAAGCTGCCCGGGCCACCAGGTGCGGCGGCTGTACCGATCTTTGCGCCAATGATGCGCAGGCCCAGCTCAGTGACGGCGTCAGCGCCTTGGATTAAGTTTTCAACGGGCAGATTGTTCTTGATGGACGTCTCAATGCGCGCCATGGGGACAAGGAGCTTCTTGAAGTTTGACAGCTCTTGCAGCGTCAGCATGCCGTTGGCACGCATGATGTTGGCAATAGACGGCTGGTTGCGAGAGATCGGATCAAACAGCGCCGCCGCGTAGGCGTCGACGCTGAACGTCGTGCCGACGTTAGGGCTGTTGCCCCCGGCCTTCGTGTAGGCGTAGTCGTACAGGGAGGATTTAAATCCTTCCACCGCATCGGGGCCGCTCTTCTTGGCCAGATCGGCAAGCTCACGAATGTCCCTGACAGGGAACCGCCCGGTCAGGCTGTCTGCAATCACTTTGGAGGGACTTTCAGCGGTCAGCAACTTGGCAAACGCACGCTGGCTGTCTGCAGTCCGGGACAGGACGCTGGTTTCCTTGGTCACTTGGGTGAGCAGGTTGGCTGCGTGGGCCGCGTCCCGCAGGTCACCCATGATGCCCATCTTTTCCAACAGCGGCGCGTTTTTTTGCGCAAACTTGGTGAGCTTTTCAAAATTCAGCTTTTGCACAAAAGACCCCGGTTCACTGCCTGGAACAACCGTTACGGCTTCCGCAGCGGCCAGACGCAGAATCCGGTTGTGCGCATCGCGAATGGAGGCAACATTGCCTGTTGCGGCAACAGCCAGAGGCTTTAATTCCAAGGCTCGGGGGCTGTCAAACCCAAACTGCGCTACGGCGTCCCGATACTGCGTGCGCAGGAACGTAACAGAGTCCTCGATCTCCTTCATGCGCAGGGCTGTCTGATCTGCGCTGCCGCTAAAGGCGTTTTGGACCAGTGTTTCCACGGGGATTCTGTCCATTCCGGTTGGAGTCACTGCAGTCAGCTGCCCGGCATAGGTCCGCGTAAAGGTGTCATTTAAAGCACGGGAAAACTCACGCGCCTGGTCGTACATCGGGTCCTTGAGCGTGTCCAAGTCCCGCATCATGCCGTCGGCCAAGCTGCTGTAAAAGTCCGCGTTGCTGCGTTGGCCAGGGGTGGCGGCAGCGTCCCGCGCCATCTTGAGCAGGGCGGACCGATAGCTCACCAGGTCCTGTACAGGCTGCTCTCTTATCCGTGGTGCAAAGCTCCCAGGAACTTTTCCGGTGTTCAAATAATCGTCGGTTAGTTTGCCCTCTCGAAACCGCTTTACCGCGTCTTCGCTCACGCCAAACGACTCCATAATATTGCGCACTTGTGGCGGAATATTGTCAAACAACACCGGCCCCATTTCGGAAGCTCTTGCAAGAAAAGAATCAGCTGTTGCCGTGGGCGTGAGTTTAGGCGCGTTGATTACCGGTTGGTTGTATGTTGTGTAAACGGGCTTGTCCCGAAATCGGTCCCAGCCCGATGCAACCTTTGTTAGGACGGTAGATTTAACGGGCCTGGTCATGGGCTCCAACGCTGCAATCCAAATTTGAGACTCGACATCCCGCCCTTCTGCCAGCGCTCTCACCGTCTCGTCTTTGACAATCCTCCCAATTTCTTGGCGGGCTTCAGGGGTGTCTTTGCTGATCTTGGCAATCTTGCGCGCAGCGTCAGCATTGGCCAAATCCAAGCGTGTCTGGAGGCCGTTGACAAATCGGTCGTAGCGCAATTTGCTGGCGACTTTCAAGCCTTCAGGACCTGTTTTTCCAAGCGCCTCAATGAGGGCTTGATATGCCAGCATGGCCGTATCGCCCTGCGTTTTAATTTCCCCTCCAAACTCTGCGCGATGAGTGGCGAGCGACCTTTCCAGTTCCATTAAAGCCGGGCTTCCGGTCTTCTGCCCAGAAGTGGGCGTGGGCACTGTCCCAGGCAGCTGTTGGCGCAGGGCCTTGATCAGTGCTTCAGGGTCCTCGCCGTGTTTGGTAAGAATATCAAACAGGAGGTTGGCGGCCTTTTTCTCTGTAGAGGCGCTACGCCCAGAGTAGGCTGCTTTAGCTGCCTCTAATGCCGACTTACTGGCGTCGACGCCAAGCGTAAACAGCTTGCCCACAGGGGCCACGCCCGCTGCCAACTCAGCAGCAAGGCGGACGCCTTCTTGGCCTGGGCTATAAGCCTCCGCAGCGCCTCCAGCAATCCCTGTTGTCGCAGCAGTAACGGCCTCAGCGCCCATAAACACCTTGGGATTGCGACGAGCAACCTCTCCCATGGTAGACAGGTATGTGGCCACGCGACCCGCAGTGGGGCCTGCTATTGGCAGACCAAAGGTAAAAGGTGCCGTTAAAAGGGCTGAGCCGAAGGTGGTGCCGCCTTCAAAGTAAGGCTTTAGGCGCGGGTCGTCTTCTCCGGGGATTATTCCCGAAGCGGACTGCCCTGCCTCGTAGCCCAAATAGCCGCCCAGCGCCGTGGTGGCAAGTGGGATGGCTCCAGCAAAAGGCCCGATGAAAGGCGCTGCTGCAGCAGCCAAAGGCATGCCCACTCTAAATCCTGCCAACGCACCGCCCAAAACAGGCGGATCACGAAGGCCGCCCTTAACAGCGCCCTGAAAAGCAGAGGCCGCTAGGTCCTTTCCCGTGGGCTCAGGAGGCCCTCCTGTCGGGAGGTTTATGTCCAGGGAATTCTTTGTGGGAACAGACGCGGGCGGGGCTTTATTAAACCCTGCAAGGGCAGGCTGGGAAGCAGCTTCAATTTCCGCAGGAGTAGGCTCATTTTCCACAAACTCCCCTGTTGGGAGGTTTATGTCCAAGCTGTTTTTGGAAGTTGCCATTTACTTACCTTTAGCGGCTGGTTTTTTTTCACGGATTACTTTAAACCCCTTCGGGTCAAGGACAATGTATTGTCCAGGTGGCAGCTTTGCCCACCTATTGCGGTCTTCGTCTGAATTGTAGTCCGGAGCAATCGGCAAGAATGTGCGTTGTTGAATCCCCAGCATTTCACGCACTGCACTAATCTCTTCAAGTTTCTTAGCAGCATCATTACGAAACTGAATTCCTGTTTTTACATTGTTAAATATTCCGTAAGTTTTTTGTTCAATTTTTTCAAACGAGTTATCTAGTGAAATAATTCTGTTTATAAACGCTGATTTGTTAGTAAAAAGTTCTGGTGATATGTCCAAGTCTTTTTTAATCATTACGCGCTCGCCTTCTGCAAAGCGGGGGTTTTCCTGTAGCACGTTAACAACGCGGTTAGACATATCCGTAATCATTGATGTGGCCTGTTGAAAATCAGAACGAATCTGGCCCGCTGCGTCCAACGGCACATTGCGTGCAACGCCTGCCACCAACACAGGCACAAAGCCCGTACCAAAGCCGGCCAAGTCAAAAAAAGTGCTTCTTGGTGCGGTACTGGCTACTTGGTAAATTTCAGGACTACTGTCGTTAGGCGTCAGCCCTAAAGAGGGGGCGGCCCCTCCTGGTGCAGGGCGGCTTCCTGATGCGGCGGACCCTCCAAAAGAAGTCGTGGTGCTTGGCTTGGGAGCATATTTTCCCAAGGCTTCCCGGACAAAATCTGGCAGTTCGTTGCGCTGTGTGCGAAGGGTCTTGAGGCCTGTTGCGGGGTCCACGTACTCCACCGTAGTGGGCTGCGTGTAGTCCGTGACGGCGGCCATGAAGGCGTTGCGCTGCTCGGGGTCCAACGAGCCCTCTTTGAACAGCGGGGCAAATTGAATGAGGGCGTTCAGGATGTCGCCTTTGCTGCCCGCGCCAAGAGGGCCTTTTTTAGGAGTACCAGCTGCTTTAGCGGTAGCTGCTGCTATTCGAGCTTTCCCTGCAACGTCGGCAGCGTCAACTTTTCCTTGGGCAGTGAGCACCTGATTCATCAGAGCGCCCTTGCGTTTTTGCAGCTCACTATTCTCAGCGGTGACCTGATCAATGTCCTTTTCGCCTTGTTGCAGCGCCAGCACTTTAAGCTGCCGGTCAATCTTCGCAATTTCGTCAATGCGCTTGCCCATGGCAGCGGGCAATGTTTGAGTAGCGCCCGCCAAACGCGAAAGGAAACTGCCCGTCAACGGACGTCCCGCGTCGTCTCTGTTTGCAGCAAAGCCAAAGGCCCGTTGTCCTAGATCAAACAACAGCTGCGCCTGCGATGCATCTTTGTCTGGCCCTAAAAGTTTGGTGTACTCAGGCAAGCGCGCCAACATGGCAGCCGACAAAGTAGGCGCTACAGTTGCTTGCCTGTTGAAAAGTTCCGTTGACGCTTTCCGGGCCGCTGCCACAAGGTCAGCCGGATACCGTGTCAAATCTTCAGCAGGAACGGCCTCGTCAACAGGGGTGACGCCGTTCTCGTCAGTCCCTACTTGAAAATTTTGTACATACCCGCCGCGTGCCATGCCCATGGGCGGAGGCATCGGGGCACCACCGCCAGGAGGCGGTGGCGGCATTGGGGGCATACCGGGTGCACCTCCGCCAAGGCCGGCCATCAGCTCTGCAATACCGCCTTGCGCGGGAGGCGGGGGCATGCCCGCATCAGGAGGCATTGGGGGCATACCGGGAGGCGGCATGCCAGGAGCGCCGCCCATCATCGGGGGCTGTGGTCCTTGAGCCATGGGCTGTGATTGGGGCAGCGCGCCAATCCCGCCACCGCCCTGCTGCGCAAGAATAGGCTGCAGCATCGCCAGCACCTGCTCAGGCGTCTCAGTAGCGGCCTGGTAGCCCACGAGGTCAGCCAGTTCGTCACGACGAGCGTCGATAGAGCGCATGTCGCCCCGCAAGTTGTTCATCAGGATTTCAGGAGAGTCAGGGCGACGCTCCATCATCATTGCAGCGCTCTCTCCGCCTTCCTCGTCGTCCGCATCCTCATCTGCAACCATGGAATCCATGAATCCTTTCATGATCCCTATGTTCTCGACGTCGTCGTTTTCGCGCATCATTTTTCTGTTCATATTGACCTCTTATTAGAAAAGTCCTGACCTGCCGCCGGGGGAGCCTAAACCTGGACCTCCGCCGGGAGCATTCAGACCCAGACCTCCGCCGGGGGAGCCTAGACCCAAAACTGCGCCGGGCGTCTGCTGCTGGCCGAACGGGTTGGCCTGTTGTTGGCCGAATGGATTGGCCTGTTGTTGGCCGAATGGATTGGCCTGTTGTTGGCCGAATGGGTTCGCTTGTTGTAGGCCGTATGGACTCTGTTGCATTGCTTGTTGTTGGCCGAATTCGTTTGCCTGTTGTTGGCCGAACTGGTTGTACGTGGCAGCGGTTCGTTCGCCTAATGGACCATATGGATTGAACGTAGCAGCGGTCATGTAAGGATTAAAGCCGGGCATCTGTTGCTGCGCCTGTTGTTGGCCGAAGTCGTTTGCTTGTTGTAGGCCGTATGGGTTCGCGGGCTGTGGGCCAAGCATGGCAACCCCAGGTGGCGGACGTTGGTTGGCCTGTTGCAGCGCCTGTTGCAGCGCCTGTTGTCCGCCGAACGGACTCAGTTGAGGTGGCGGACGTTGGCCGAACGCATCGAATTGAGGCTGGCCAAGCATGGCAACCCCAGGTGGCGGACGTTGGCCGAACGCATCGAATTGAGGTGGCGGACGTTGGCCGAACGCATCGAATTGAGGTGGCGGACGTTGGCCGAACGCATCGAATTGAGGTGGCGGACGTTGGCCAGGCATTGAGACAGCGGGTTGAGTTTGAGCCCTTATCACATCCTGCACTGTGTAATTTTGGGGATTAGGCGTTAGTCCAACAATAGCGTTTAGCATTTCTTTAGGCGATATACCGAACGACCCCTGTTGATTGCCCTGCATCTGTTGCATGGCCTGTTGGGTGCCCGGACCAAACGTGCCGAAGCCCCCAGGTAACGCAGTGGTGGGCATCTGCTGCAGCGCCTGTTGGCCAGGCGGACCAAACGTGCCGAAGCTCACAGGTAACGGAGTGGCAGGCATCTGTTGCATCGCCTGTTGGCCAGGCGGGGTCTGTTGATTGCGTTGCTGCGCTTCGAACTGCCGCATCATATCCTGCGTCTGTTGCATGGCCTGTTGGGTGCCCAGACTAAACGTGCCGAAGCTCCCAGGTAACGGAATGGTGGGCATCTGCTGCAGCGCCTGTTGTTGGCCGGCCTGTTGCAGCGCCTGTTGCCCAAACGCATTTCTTATGATCTGAGGGTTGCCGATCGTGCCGTCTCCACTGACTTGAGGCTGCCCGAACGCATTTCTTATGATCTGAGGGTTGCCGATCGTGCCGTCTCCGCTGACTTGAGGCTGGCCAAACGTACCGACCTGAGGCTGGCCAAACGTACCGACCTGAGGTTGGCCAAACGTACCGACCTGAGGTTGGCCAAACGTACCGACCTGGGGCTGCCCGAACGTACCGGCTTGTTGCAGCGCCTGTTGGCTTAACGGGGCAACCCCTGGCTGACCGAACGTACCGACTTGAGGTTGGCCGAACGTACCGGCTTGAGGCTGGCCAGCCCCGGGCTGGCTAAATATGTTGGCTTGAGGTCGAACCGCCTGCATGATCCCCATGTTTTCAACATCGTCGTCGATTTCGCGTATTCTTTGTGTGCTCATATTGACCTCTTAAAAAAGACCGGCTCTTTTTGCGCCGGCAGCAGTAGAAACGGCACCTAGACCAATGCCCACGGCCTGTTGGAATGGGCTTGCCGATGGCTGGCTTGCCACGGCCGTGGACATCTGCGAAGACGGTGCGCCCTTGTAGATGTCCGACAGAAAACCGGCCTGCTGATACGGGGCGTAGACTTTTTGCAGCTCGGTTGCGCGGCTGGCGTCCAGTCCTTGTTGGTTGAGGGCCTGTTGAGCCTGTCCGGTGTTGTACAGGAAGTTGATATCGCCCTGTTGAAGGGCCTGCGCTGTCTGGCCCAGAGCGCCCTGTTGCACGCCCAGTTGCCCCAGCTGCCCGGCCAACTGACCGAGGCCTTGAGCCTGCTGTTGGCCAATGCCAAACTGCTGCCCAGCCAACTGCCCAATGCCCTGGCCAAGGCCTTGGTACTGCTGAGCCTGCTGGCCATAGATGCCTGCTGCTGTTTGAGCGGCTTGGTTGCGCGCTTGGCCCTGCTGCAGCATCAGGTTGGCAATGTTTTGGTTGATTGACGCCTCTTGGCCCGCCAATGCGCCACCTTGAGACGCCAGGTTGCCGTACTGTTGCGCTGCTTGGCTGTAGATATTTGCTGCGCCCTGGCCCAACTGTGCTTGTTGCACGCCCAACTGACCAAGGCCTTGGCCAGCGGCAACTTGCTGCTGGGACAGGTTGCCGTAAAGGCCTGCTGCTGCTTGACCCAGCTGCGCCTGCTGCCCGGCCTGTGCACCCACCTGTTGGCCGATGTTGGCCAGCTGACCCGCACCGGCCTGTCCAAGCTGTGCGCGCTGTGCTTCCAGTGAGCCCAACTGCTGCCCTGCCTGCAGTCCCAATTGGCCTTGCTGAGCGGCAATTTGAGCAGCCTGCTGCCCCAATTGGCCCTGTGCCTGAGCTGACTGGCCGTACATGCTGCCGATGCCCTGCATCAATTGAGACTGTTGGCCCGCTTGGCTGGCCTGAGTCTGCTGCAGCTGTGCCATTTGCATGGCAGTTTGAGCGTCAAATCCGGCTTCTTGAAACTGCTGCTGAGCAGCCTGCATGCCCAATTGACCCTGCTGGCCGGCCGTTTGGGTCTCTAACTGAGCGGCTTGAGCAAGCTGCTGTGCGGCATTTTGGCCAAGACCGGCCTGCTGTGCAGCAACAGAGGCCTGCTGTCCTCCTAGTTGACCAATGCCTTGCCCCGCCTGCATTTGTCGGCCCTGCTGCTGCTCAAAGGAGGCCATAGCGCCGGCCTGCGCTTGGGAGTAGCCCTGCGACAGGAGGTTGGCAATTGTGGAGGATTTTTGATCCATCAAATTGCGCTGCATCTCCGCGCGCTGAACACCTTCGCGCTCACCTCCAAACGCCCCTGACTTGACCGCCTGCGCTGCCAGGCCTTGGCCAGCGATCGCGCTCTGGCGATCCATTTGCTTCATCGTTTCATCGATGACCTGCTGGCGGTAGGGGTCCATGAAGGCTTGGGCAGAAGCAGGGTTGTAGCCTTGAGTTGCGCCGGCAAGTTGGCCAATGCCCTGTTGAATCGTGCCCTGTGCTTGATTAAAGCCGGGCTGCGCGGCCGCAAGGCGCGACTGCTGCGCCGCCTCATAAGCACTGCCTACGCCTTGCCCAAAGCCCCCCTGCTGCGCCGCTTGACTGGCCATGCTGGAGGCCTGGGCAGCCGTTTGACCGGCACCCCGAAGGTTCTCGTTTGCTGCGCTGAAATCAGAGGGGCCTGCCTGCCGTGCTGCGTCCGTGGCCTGGCCAAGCGCCACGTTTTGGGCCACGAATCCAGGCTGACGGGCGGCCTGAGAGGCCATGCCAACAGCCTGCTGGCCTTGGCCGACCCCGTAGCCAATCATCCGATTGGCTTGGCCAAACTCAGGCTGTGCACCTTGCAACTGCCCGGCCGCCTGCCCCATCAGGGCTTGGGAACCACTGAAGTCCGCTGCACCTGAGCCCAGCGCCAACTGCTGGGCCTGCGTCAAGCCGCCAATGCCCTGTGCAATGGCTGCCGTTGCGGGTTGCAAGTTGGCCTGGCTGGACTGAGCCGCCATGTTCTGGGCCGTGGACAGCGATCCAAGGCCCGTGTTCAGGTCTGCTCGGGCGTTACCAAACTGCCCAGTGGTGTCGGATGCAGCTGCACGCTGCGCGGCCAGGTCAAGGTAGCCCAGGCCCTGGTTGATTTGCCCGATGCCAGAGGTGATGTTGGCCGTGGCCCCACCTGCTTGGCCCATGGCTTTTTGAGCGTCGGTGAACTGGTTGCGGGTGTCCGCCCCGCGCAGAATGTCGGCGGCCTCCCCGGTGGTGTCGTATGCGCCGGTCAACGCCTGATTGGCAGACGTCATGTAGGGATCAAAGGACCCTACCCCCGCGGCTTGGGCCGCATTTAAAGCGGTCTGTTGCGGAGCGGTAAAACCGGCTACCTGATAGCCAGGGAGTTGGCTACTAAGTGTCGGGCGATTGACGTTGTACGCTAAGTCTTCTGCCTGTTTTAAAAGCCGAAGTTTATAGTCTTCAATTTCCTCCGCTTCGCGGATTATCTGAGTCTGAGTTGTGGTTTCTGCCATTTAGTTCCCCTTAACGGCTCCGCCTTCGAGCTTCTTCATTAACTTGTACATGCGAGCCGCGCCCTTGCGACGACTGCCCCCTCCGGCGTTGCGTACCGCTTTGGCGGTAAAGACAAACTCGCCGTCCGACAACATGGCTGGGATGTCGTCCGAAGTCCCTGTGCCAGGGCCGTTGATAGGGCCGTCGCGGCGAGGGAATTGCGTCATCTTGGTTGGACCGCCTTTGGCAAAGGCTTGACTGCCACCGCCAAAGCCAGCATCTCCACCCCCATAGCCATCAGCGTTTGCACCTGGTGCATCAGAGCCACCGCCATAGCCTTGGTAACCAAGTGACACTGATGAACCTGGGTCAACCTTTCCTGTTAAGGCAGCTAAATCTGCTGCCGTAAAAGTTCCATCTCTATATGCCGCACCCACTGGTATTCCCGAGGCCAGAAAACCACCGACGCCCGTAAGCCCCACTCGATTGGCCTCTCCAGCTAGGTTACCAAGCATTCCATAGGCAGTTTGTCCAGTGCCTTTGTTGTCAGTCCCCGGTCCACGCGCATCACCCGCATTGCTCCCACCACCGCTTTGGTCAAGCGGTTTTACTTTCTCAGGCTCGCGTGCCCGATAAAGTACTCTCTTCTGTGATGGGTCAAACACATTTCCTTCTAAACCATAGCCGCCGCTCTCTAAAAAGTCTTGCCGTTCTTGAGCACGTCGCCTACGTTCTTCGTAACCAGCGTCGCCACCCTCATGAAACCGTCCTATGATGCCGCCATTGGCCATGCGACGGGGCTGACCGTCTGGGCCGTAAATCAGTGGGACGCCGTACAGGCCTGCGACGTTGTAGGGTTGCGCTACGCCGGCCGGACTCCGGGTTATGCCGGTTGGAGCCGCCGTACCGGGTGCCCCAACAGGGGCAGTGCTGTACGAGGCGGGCACGATTGGGTTATACGGTGCGTTAAGCACGGGTTTTTCCAGACCATAACCGCCCTTCTCCATAAATTCTCGCCGTTCTTTGGCACGCTGCCTAGATTCCATGTAGCGCGCTCTCTCCCCGGCTGTCATTTCGTCTATTTCGGCAGGACTGGAGTCCATGCCCCCAAAGGCTGCTATGGCTGCCGTCCCCGCCGCCGCCAGCGGACCGTATTTCTGGAAAATGCCTGCGTTTTCCATGCCGGGTCGGCTAGGGGAAAGGTACTCGTCGTACATGCCCTTAGCGCCCGTGACCATCTTGTCGAAAAAGCCGGTGGGTTGTGTACCTGGGAGCATGCCAAGGTTGTTGGCATCCAGCGCAGCTTGTTGTCCCGGAGAGGAGAAACTAGAGGAAAAAGGCGGCGGGGTATTGGAGTTGAGAAGCGGCTGCTCAATCCCCGCGCCAAGGTTGTTGGCATCTAGCGCACCTTGTTGCCCCGCGTTGCCGCCGGTAGACACACCAGGACGCAGGTTGCCGCTATAAGGCAATTCGGGGGCCGGTTGACTTAGCAGTTCCGTAGCCGTTCCAGTTTGGCCAATTTGACCAATTGGGCCAGGGTCGGAGACGCGGAAATTTAATTTGGGATTATTTTTAATAAAACCTGCCATTTCTGCAGTGTTATCTCCCAAATAGACGTCAGCTGCTTTTGGGTCCGTGTAAGCACGCTTAAACATGTCAGTTCTCGTGGCGTAATCTGCCTCATTCAAGCCGCTAGCTGGTTTACCCATGCTGCCAAGCGCCTTCATGCCGCCTGCCGATACGCCCGATACAAGCCCCATCTTCAAGGCGTCTGCTGTGCTCATGCCCCCTAGTTTGCCGATGCCTGCGCCGATGATGCCCGTGGCCAGGCCCGTGTTCAACGCGCCGCCAACTGCGCCAATTCCCGTGCCGGCTGCGCCAGGAAGGTATTGGCCAACAGTTGCAATGGGGTTTGCGCCCATGATCGTGCCGCCCCCGCCGATGTAGCCCATGGCACCAGAGATCAGGGCCTCTTTCATTGAGCCCCCGCCTGCAAGAGCGACAGTTCCGGAGGCCAAAGCAGCAGTTCCTCCACTGCCCAGCGCCGCGCCAATGGCAGTTGGTCCGAGGACCGTGGCCAACGCAATGGTGCCCAAGATGCGCCCAACAGGGCTTTTGAGCACGTCTTTGGCGATGTTAACGACCCCTTTGACGGCGTCCCCAATGGCGTCAAAAACTCCACCAAGAAGGCCGCCTTTAAACTCCGGCAAGCCTGTGATTGGGTTGATCGTGCCAGAGCCGCCACGGCTCTTGAGCATTGCAGCTTCTTTAGGGTTAATGTGAGCCAGGATGCTGTCGCCGCCACGGCCTTTGGAGGCAAGGTACTGCCCGACATCTGCTAGGCCACCACTGGCCATGTTCATCGGCTGGAGGCCTTGAACAACGGGAGACAGGTCCATGGGCTCTTGAGCGCCGGCGGCCTGCATCTGCTGCATCTCGTTCAAGACCGCCAGCATCGCGCCAATAAATTCTGGGTCGTACTCAGGGGGCATGTCCCCCTCATCGAGGACCTTTGCTTCAACCATCTTTTGGAGCAGGTTTTTGTAGTCGCCAGGATGCTGGCTGACGTACTCAAAAACCTGAATGAGGGCGTCAAGCTGCTGGGGCGTCAGCCGAAGGTCGCCGATATTTTGTCGCAGAGCCTCCTTGAGAGCGGCTTGTTCCCCAGGATTGACCATCCCAAGGGCGGTTTGCGCGGCGTCATACGATTCAGCGCTCGTCACGGTCGGCTGCGGCTGCCTTTGCGGCTGCTCGCCCTGCATGCCCATGCCCTGAGGCAGGGCCATGATTCCTTCATTTGCCATGATAGTCCTTTCCAATTTTTGCCAGTAGCCGCAAGGGCCGCGCGCCGGGAAAGGACGCGAATTTGAGCCAATTATCCCTTAAAGTCCTAGTTCCTGTCCACCAAAAGCGCACTGACAACCACATAAACATTGCTCTGCGAAGATGTGACAACCAACGCGTCAAGCACCTCAAGCACCAAAGGGCCGGCGTTCCAGCCAGCTAAAAGGTCCACGTACTTGTTGGACGCCACCGCTTCCAAGGGCACTAAGTAGTGCGTTCCAACCCCAGCAGGGGAAAAAGTGACCGTTATGTTGGTGCTGCTTCCGTTCGTATTGGCAATCCAAATGGATTTGACAATGGCCGTCGTGGCGTCAGGAACCGTCAACACGGTTTCTGGAGTGGCTGCAACCAGCGTCTTTTCAAAGCGTTTGTATGCGTTTGACATTACGTGCCTAAAAACCAGGTTTGCGCCTGGTCCTTGTCCTCTGTAGTAACGGGCGTGTAGGTGCTGTTAAGCTGAAAGATGACCTGCTCAAGCGAACGCACAAGCTGATTGAACTGTTGCGGGTCGTAGGCCAACGGCGACGCGTTGGGCAGGCGGACGTTGTTGATCTTGCTCATCTTATTCCGTCCGGCTGAACATCAATCCGCATTGTGCCAAATCGCCACCATCCGTTTAACTCATCGCTTTCAATTCGCAATTGAATTTGTCTGCCGCGCGCACGTGTATTAACAAACTCCGTGCTCGGCGAGATGGGATAGGGGTCCAAGGAGCTTGGCGTTGCAGTGGCCTGTGGATAGGCGCGCAAGAATAGTCGCACTACGATCTCCCCCACTTGAAGCTTAAAGTCAGGGATAAACTTTTGCATAAGCAGCATTTGGTCCCCGTCACCAATATCAAAATAGCCTGAGTACACGAAGGCGTCAATTGCCTCCCCGTTAGCATCCACCCCGTCTTCTTGGTTGTAAAGATGGCTGCGTCCGGCTGTAAGTCCGTAGATTGTGGAAATAGTAGCCGCGTTGTCTAAAGGATCGTACTCGGTAGCCAGGGGTTTTTCAAACGTGCCGACGTCGGCCCAGGCCGTGCGGGACATAGAGCCGATAGACCAGACACCTTCCATATAGTTGTAAGTCACAAAGCGGTTTATATAGTCGCTGCTTAGTGACGGGTAGAACCATGTCACCTCATTAAACTGAGTGTTGATGCCCACGTTAACAGCAGTCGCCTGTGCAAGATTAAAGTCTTCAAATACGTAGTCCTGCACCGTACAAGGAAGTTTTTTCACCGTACCGTCAAACATAAAGAACGCGTCCTTGCCCATCCAATACGATATACCGTTAACGTCAGCCGCCGCATGAGGACTAACAGTGCCGCAGTTGGCTCCTAGCTGCTGAAAGCCAAAGGTATACGGAGGCCCGAGGTATTGCTGGCCATGCAGTGCGGTGTCCGTCCAAAGCAGAATTTGGCCACGGGAGCGCAGTGCCGCGATAATCTCGTTGCCGTCCGTTAAACGCTGGCCGCCAGCTGTGTTGGTTGCCGTCACCACAAAGTCGCCAATGTCCTCTTGATCTGAAAACCGCACAAACATGGGGTCTTGAGTGGTTGGGGTGCCCACCGTTTTCTCAGTGCCAAAACACACCAGGTGCCTGTCTGGAGTGGAGATCAGCGCATACTTGCTTTTGGTTGGAGCGCCGGCAATAGCCGTGGCCCGCACACTAAGGCCCGTGCTTGGCAACCATTCATAGACGCCGCCATTTACCAATTGAAGGACAAGGTCTTCTCCATAGGAGTCAAACTGCCAGACCCGTGCAAACAGGGAAAGCCCCGCGGAAGCAGGACGGGGCGTCCCCCAAGTGCTCAAGCCCCAGGTGCCAGTGCCCCAGCCAAAGTCCACAAAACTGACATCGCTGCCAACGTTGAGCTGATAGGTTGCGGTTGCCGTTCCAACCGTTGCTGCCGTGGAGGTTGCTGCAACCGGGGAAATGATGGTGTAGGCGTTGCTGCTTGTGATAAATTGAATCTCAAATTCATTGTTTAAAGAAGCATTGGGTATGCCACCCGGGTTGCCTGTGGTAGCGCTTAAAGTAACAAAGTCGCCTACGATTGCGCCGTGAGAAGCGTCGTTAACAGTCACCGTGGTGCTGCCATTGACAGTGGTAAAGGTAACAGCGCCGGTGTCTCGGATGGGGGTAATATCGGCCCATGTGCCTCCGTAAAACACATAGACCTTGCGGTTGGTTCCTACAACAGCATAGGGCTCGCCGTTTAGCCCATTCCAAGTAAAAATGTCGCTGACTGCTCCTACAAAATTAACAGCAGTTTCCCCGAAGTCCGTCCACCCACCTAGTTTTTCCGGCAGGCCGTAGCGAAACCGGACGTAGTCGCTGTCCACCCAGCCGCCTTCCGCACCGTACTCGGTGTTCTGCTTGTCAACGCCTGGCTTGAAGGGGAGTCGTAACAATGCCATTATCGGAACCCTGCTGTTTTCTTTGCTATGGTTTTAGGTTGTTTTACAAACTGTTTTCCCGCTGCTTTCCCGGCGCGCTTGGCTCTGGTTGTCGCTGCGTACTCAGCCGGGCTAAGGCTCTTGATTGCGGCCTCAGGTAGGTACCTCTCCCCCGTCTTGCTCGACGGTTTACCGGATTTGGTGCGCCATTTCTGGTCGCCCCAATTCTTCAGGGACTGTTGCGGCGCTTTCATGTCAGTCCCTGTACCCGCCACCTGCAGCTTTGTATTTCTTGGCGACCAACTGTGCTTTTCTCGCGGACCACTGCCCTGCGCCCGTGCCCTGCGTGGCAGCAGCCTTGACCTGGCTCACGATGCGCTTGCGCATCTCGGGCTTGGTGTAGTTGCCCGCCGCATTGACCGTGCCGCCCTCTTTGAACGAGGCAGTCTTGGATTTCTTGGGCAGCGTTTTGGGTAAGTTCTGTGCTTTCATTTTTCATCCTAAGACAGGAACAGGGCACGTTCGTCATTGCGGCGCTTGACCAACCCCGGCAGAATTTTACCCCCGCCCCTCGTAAATTTCAAGAACTCGTCGGCAGCTTCTTGCGTCTCGCCCCGAAGCATCTTCTGACGGAGGGTGCTTCGCTGTACGCCCCCCAAACCCAAATTAAAGCTAAAGCTGACAAGAGCATCATTTTGACCTTGGGTAAGCACCATAGGAAAAAGTCGGGCGACCCCAACCTCAAATCGCTGGAGATCAAAAGCAAGGGTTCCATCTACTTCGTCTTTTGAAAAAGTACGGTTGTCATGCGGCTCCAACGGGTAAGCGTCTCTCTGATCCAGTGGTAAACGACCTTGATCTGCGTATAAAACATGTCCGACTCCTACAGTCCAAAGTTTTGCGGGGCAACGATACGGCTTGTACCGAACGCCTTCATGGTGTTTGATCATCTCTTTGCAACGATCAGAAACTTTCAATCTTTTCCACCTTTAAACGCTCGTCCACCAAAATGAAAACTAATAATAGATGCAAAGATGATCTGAGTGTCGGCGTCCCACAGTTTTGCAATCAGCACATCAAAGGCAATGTCCCGATGCCACGCATAAATAAAGCCGCCGACTTCAACAAACGCAAACAGGGCGAAGAACCCATACGTCAGTATCGGGCGCACACCAGAGCGCAGGTTGACCATCCACTGTGATGCACCCTGTCCTATGGCTATGTCGTGTGCGTAGAGCGCGGCCCGTTCTGATGCCTCGGCTTCGATGGCTTGGCCCTCTACTTTGATCTCCTCCACCCGCTGCTGGGCCTCAAACCCGGCTTTGCGTAGTTCCAGTTCGCGCTCAATCTGAAGTTGTGCCATCGCCATCTCATGCTTCTTGTCTGCCCTGTCCTGAAAGAAACCCAGCAGCTTGGGCAGGCCACCAGCAAGAAAGGAGATCAGGGTTGAGAGTAGGGTTAGCATTTCTTTTCTTCCTCATGGGACAGTTTGACGCCAGCAAGTAAACCAATGAAGCCACCAACAATAGTTTGAAACGCAGGCCCGACCAACTCAAAAATCTTGTTGTTGTCCACCTTCTCGTCAAACAGTCCCATCAGCATTACACCGGACATTGACAAGACAACGATACACAAGGTCATGCTGACCATCAGGGTAACGAAGAAGGTGAGCTTGGCTTTCATTTGTCTTTGCGGTTGAATATCTCAAACAGCGATTTAACTTTTTCTTCCAGCACGGCGATCTTGATATCCATCTTCGCAAGCACAATAATCAATCCAATCAGCGCCAGCAGCATCGGCCAACCTTTCGCCAGTGCTTCGAAGAACTCCATGATCAACGGAATGTGAGGCTTGCATAAACGATAGCTGACATACTGACGATAAGCACCCCGGCGGTCTTCATAATCACGCCCTCAAGTCGTTTTAATCGTGCATTTATCTGCGCGTATCGTTCGGCGCAGACCGCTTCATGGGCAGAGAATTGTGCTTCAAGGTTCATCTTTTGCTTTCGGTACTTGCGCTTCGGCCTGCTCTTTGATTTTGACAATCAGAGGCCACACGCCTGATTTGCTTGGCAACTCGCCCAAGGTTTGCAGGATGAAGTTGATTTCGTTAACGTCGAGTTCTAGGTTCATGTTGTTGACCAAGGTGTGCCTGTGGCGGTTACGGGGTTCTTTTGCAATGCAATCTGCTGGGCCAGTGCTGCCTCAACAGCGGTCTTGTCCACGCCTGCTGCGTAGCACCAATCCAAGACCTCTGCCATCGTAACGTTGGCATAAGGGATAGTGGGCGTGCCATCAGCCCATGAGCAGGTTGACCAGATGGATGCGGTGTAGCCCTCGTCTACTGCTGTGGCAGTCCAATGTGCCGTAAAAATGAAACCCGTTGCGGTTTGGTAGTCGGTTTGGGTGATTGTCCAGCTAGTGTTCATGGTAATCCTTTGGGTTAAGCGATGCCTGCTGCTGCAAGGCGTTTACGAAGGTCTTGGAGTTCAGCTACAAGGTCGGCAATGACTTCAGCAGTACCCGCTTGCATTCCTTGGTAAATAGGTTTTCCTTCAGCGTCCACAGCGTCTTTAGTGCCTGTTACGCTGCTTGCATAGACCTCTTGAAATTGGTGCGCCAAGAAACCACGGGTGCGTGCGCCGTTGGAGTTCCATGTGTATTCAATAGGTTGGAGGGCGTCAATACGTGCGCCTTGACCGGATATTTCGCCGACAACAGTTTTAAGGCGGTAGTCTGAAGTTTGATTAAACAGAGTTACTGTTTGGTTGTAGGTAATAGAACCAACGGGAGAACTTGCAGTCCTAAACTCCATAAAGTTTTGAGTACCGCTTGTGCCTTGGTTATAAAGCCGTAGCGGCACGTTTGCACTAGCTGCAACAGAAATTGAAGATTCGTAACTTCCAGCAGAGCCGCCAAAGATTGAACCAGAACTACCCAAAGTAGAACTCGTAGTCCCCACCAGCAAGTTACCGCTGGAGTCGATGACTAAACGGTCATTTGTACCTAAACTGCCACCGTCTGCAATCCTAAAGCTGCTGTCAGTGCGGTCTACTCCAATTGTAAATTCCTGCACTCCAGTTAATTGCAGCATGATGGCGGCATCATTAGCGCCATTGTCGATAACCTCAACTGTGCGATCTGTTGTTGAGCCTTTGACTGTAAGTACTTTAAGCGGAGATGTATCCCCAATACCTACATTTCCAGCAAAGTAATTTTTATCATTTGCTCCTGCTTGATATAAGCCATACTTGTTTGTAACGGTACTGCCAGTGTAATTGCCAGCTTCAAGATACAGGCCAAATGCGTTTGTAAAGGTTGCCCCGGCTGTTACGTTAGGGCCAGCGTAAAGGTTAAAAAGGTTTGTTGTAACTGTGTTTGGGTATGTTGGGTTTAGTACAAAACCATACTGATTTGCTCCAGATGTAGTTGCTGCAGTAAAAGCCGCATCAATTAAACGATCTGAGGTTGTACCTTGGGTTCCAAAGCCAATGCGACCTGCGGAGTCGATACGCATACGTTCTGCGTTGGTTGTTTTAAATGTTATTGGGTTTGCAGAGGGTACTGAAAGTTGCAATGCGCTACCAGTTATTGAAATAGTATCTTCAATAGTGCCATCATTAAATGTAAGTGTGGGCGTTGCGGAACCCCTTGCTCTGATATTTCCAACAACATCCAATTTTGCTCCCGGCGTAGCCGTCCCGACACCCACATCCCCGCCAGATGTAAGCGTCAAGCTGGTCGCTGGCGCACTGCCTGAGAAGCTATATCCTGTGCCGCTTGTGCCGCCGGTTAGTGAGATGCCTACTCCAAGGGCTAGTGCGGTGGAGGAGAATTCTCCAACTAGCGTTGATGGTGAAACGGTATCTACTGCTTGCGTGTAGAAGCGCAGGTTTGTTTCATTGGCTATCGACCACGATCTATCTGTTCGCGTGAACGCAACTTTAGCTGTGTTGCCGTTCTGCGCCCCACGGATATTGACAAGATTCGCAGGCTCCACTGCACCTGTTACGCCGAGGTTGCCAGATGTGTCCAATGTCATCCGGTTACCCGATAATCCAAAGAACGTCAACACATTACTACTTGTAGGCTGATAGATAATCCAATCAGTCCCACTTGTACCGCCCCCAAGATTTATGCCTACCTGCCCCGTACTTTGACTTGCACGATTTGAATTAATATATGAGTTACCAGATGCCGGGGCATTAGTTATGCCAGCCGTAGCTGTAATTGCCTTGGCTGCAAGGGTTGTGTTTGCAACAGTCAGAGTGCCAGTGGCAGCACCAATGTTCACGGCAGTGGCTGCACCAAACGCATTGACCGTTGTGCTGGTTGTGTTGAATACAGCCATCGTCGCGCCGCCAATGACTGACGTAGTGAACGTGGGCGAGGTGGCAAACACTAGTGCGCCAGAGCCTGTTTCGTCAGTAACGGCGGCGGCAAGGTTGGCAGAGGACGGTGTACCCAGCCAAGTTGCTACGCCAGTGCCAAAAGATGTGATGCCTGTGCCGCCAGATGCTACGGGGAGGGCAGAACCCAGGGTCAAAGAGGTAAAGTACGAAGCCGCATCAACGACATTTGTGCCGTTGTTGTAGACCAGCGTTGCCTTGCCCGCAGGGACAGAGATGCCTGTGCCTGTAGTGTTTTTGACCGTCTTGGCCCCAGTGCCTGTGTTATTGATGAGGTAAAACTTTTCAATCTGGCAACCAGACCCCAGTATCAAGCTACGCACCGAACCCACGCCTGTGGAGCTTTCCGTAATATTTAAACGTAGGTTTCTGGCCGATTGGGTGGTTGCAGAGTCCGTTAATGTGACCGTTACATCTGCGTCCGTTGGAAAATCTACCGTGGCGGAACCAGTAATAGCCTCGCCCAAAACAGCATCACCCAAATTGACATTGGTTAACGTGCCCCATGTGCCTGAGTTTGCCCCTGTCTCAAGCAGTTCTATTTTTAGTGCTGACCATGTTGATGCCATTTTTTGCCCCTACGTTAAAATTTGAACCCAAGTCACGGTGTTTCCGTTATTTACATTTTGCCAGTTAGGCGTCTGGTTGTCATCTACAGGACTCCAGATAAGCAAATTCCCCACTTGGCCCTGCGCTGAAACCCCGGTAACAAACACGTCTGCATTTGCGGCTACCGTAACGCTGCTCACCGTCCCAACCGCCTGCAGCCCTGTAACAGTCACATTCGCACCGGCAGCAGTGACCACTGTTCCCAGGGCCGTGGTCCCTTGCACACCAACCGGGGAGACGTTGGCGTCGCCCGTGTGAGCAACCGACCCTACCTGCCCAACACCCGCTACCCCAGTGACAACCACGCTCACATCTGCGGTCACCGTGACACTGCCCAGCGCCGTGGTGCCCTGCACCCCAGTGCCCGTCACGTTGGCATCCCCAACCATGGTGACCTGGCCAACTTGGCCCGTTGCATTTACCCCAGTAACGCTGACGTCCGCATTGGCGGTAACCGTAACACTACCTACTGACCCTGTGGCCGACAGCCCCGTCAGCGTAACATTAGCTTCTGCTGATATTGTGACGGAGCCAACCGCGCCCGTGCCCGTGGGAAGAGCAGCGAGGCTCTCGCCCCACGGATCATCCCCCCAGCCTACACCAGACGCATTCCAGCCCTGAAACGCAACAACAGCATCAGCCACCCCTGCTCCTTATGCAATTCTAATAATCGCATTGCTTGCATCAGCAGTGGGGAAGATGATGGTAAAGGTACCGCTGGTGGACGTCTTCGCACCGCCAAAGTCCAGAACGCAAACGGTGGGGTCGCCCGAAGCCGTGTCGTTGTAAATCAAAGCACCAAAGGCCGTGATGGTCGCACTGGTAAAGGACAGATCAGCAAAGTCCGTAAACGCAGTGGTCCCAGTGGCTATGGGTGTGACGTTGGTCAACGTGCCGCCGCCCGCCGCATAGGTGCCTGAGTTGGCCACCTCGTTGGTGGCCGTATAGGCGGTTGTTGCGGCGGTGAACGATGCACTGTTGTCGTACAAAGCCAGTTTGAAGGTGTTGCCCGTGCTGGTCGTGAAGTTATGCACCGCTCGCATCAGCTCCACTTTAAAGCTGGTGCACATGAAATTTCCTGAGAATGCCATTTTTAATCTCCTAACAAATGAACTAAGTCTGGGTGACCGGCCTCGCGCAGGCGTGAAGCAATAGTTGCTCGGTCCTGTTCAACCGCTTCTTTTAAATAAAACGCCACGACTTGCTTGACATTTTCCTTAAAAGCTCGTGCCTGCGCCTGCACCGCCGGGTGCGACTGGTCCCCGACATAGATGATCTTGTCGGCAGCGCGCATAGCCAGTTCTTCTGGCGTCCAGCCACGCCCTTGCGTGGTTTGAACAAAGACGCTGCCCATGCCCATGGGTAAAGGTGCGGTCATCATGGTCCGGGTGAATCCGATTTAAGTGGAATACGAAGCATGCCATCACGGTACTCGTCACGGCGGCGACGGCCCTGCTGCTCTGCGCCCAAGCCCTGAAGCGCCTCTTTGTAGGCACCACGGAAGTACTGCATCATTTCAGCCGGCCCTTTTGTGTAGCTGTAGGCTTGAATCAAGCAGGCGTACAACAACGCTTCTGGTGCATTGCTGCTGATCCAGGTAGTGGGATTGGCCGACGAGAGCTGTGGTGGGCGGTAGATGTAGCCCAGCTCTACGCTGTAGTTCTGGTTCGGGGTAGGTGCAATGTAAAACGTGGCCTGGTTCCAGACCGAGTAGTACTTAGGCGTGCCCTGCGTGGTGCCGTTGTCCCAGTACTCCTTCATAAAAGACGTGTCTCGGAATTCCAAAAACAGCTGGTCCCCACTGGTTGGCGTCAGAATCATGTAGCGATGCGTCAGGAGGTCTGTGGGAGCAGTCAGGAACTTATTGCCTTGAGTCATGCTGCCCGTGACCTCTAGCTTAAAGACATCCAGGTCAATCTCGCGAAGAATTTGGTTCTCCGCCATGGTGATGAAGGTGTCTATCACAGCGCTGGTAAACACGTTGCTGTTTACCTCGGTGTAGTTCCGAATGTTGGTGACAAGTTCGTTGTAGGTCATGTGATGCTCACAGTCACTTTGCCGACAACGCCCTGCGCAATGAGCGCCTGGTCCTGCACATACGGCTGCATGTTAGTGCCGCCCTGCACGCTGCCGTAACTTTGAAAAGCGGTGAAGCCCGGTGCGCCAACAAAGACGGACACCGGTTCAATGCGATCGGGCCGCGGATCGCGGAGCGCGATGGCGTCGCCCTTGTAGCGAAGCGGCTCGAGTTGCGGCTCCTTGGGCTCGTAATCGTCCGGGCACACCATAAACCCGCGCCAGTTCTTGCGCAAAATGTTGTACTTGTACCGCTGCCCGCAATAGTCACAGAGGGCATTAGAAAACTTGCCTGACGCAAAGGCCATGTCATACCCCCAAGTCCGGTACAAACTGCACGCTGGCAGTGTCTCGGTCTTCCAAAGCAGCGCGTTGAAAGTCCTCCTCGTAGATCGTCTTGAGCGCTGCAACCCGGTCGGCGGCAAACTTGAGGGCCAGGTAGTAAGCCAGACCCGAAGCCAGGCAAGGCAAGAACCGGAAGTTTACGTCGGCGGTGTTGGTGTAGTCGCCGGCGTCTTGGATGCGGCGGATGCGGTAGTAGACAAAGGTGTAGTTTTGGTCTGCTGCCGGGTAGAAATACACCTTTGGGACGTTGGTGCGCTCTACGTAAAACTGAGCAGGGCGAGCCTGCGTGGTCTTGTCAGGGACGTTAAGGTAGTCTTCACGGCTGATGCGCTCAATGTAGACGTCCGTGTTGATGCCTTGGTTGTTTTGGCGAATAACCGCCTCCAGCACATTGACCACGTCAGTCGGCAACGAAATGCTGCTGGTCCCCTGCACCAAGGCAAAAGTGGCCTGCTCAATGGTCCACAGGTTTAACCCACGATTGGCCCAGTCGAGAAACAGCAGGTTGAGCGAGCGGCGTGCCGAAGAAAGCTGATAGCCGCTTGTGGGCCGCATTCCGCAACGCTCAAATGCCTCTTCGACCAGGTCATCAATCGACAGATCAAATGTGGTGGTGTTTGAGGTTGTCATTTGCTGCTGTACAGGTTGTTAAAGGTCTGCTGTGCGTCCATGTACGAATCATCTTGCTCTGCGCAGTGTGTCCACTGGCTGGGCCTAAAGTCTGGAGCACCCTCCCCTGTTTGCCAAAACGCAGGGCTGGTGACCCTGACTCGGTTGTTTGGCAACGCCACGATGTTGCCCGTCCACTTGCCCGCATCTGTCAACATCAAAACATGACTTTGTTTGTGTTGCGCAGGACAGTCTGCTACCTCGCTCTCCGCATAGTCTACGGTAAACAGGTACCTGCCGGTGTGAAATTCCCCGTCAATCTTGCACATCCAGGGGCTAGGACTGGTCCGCGCAAACTTCACTACCGTGTGGTGGTGAGATGGGCAATCCCATGGCTGCGCCAAATGCGTAGGCATACGTTCTGGCCACTCCTCCAAAGGAATGTCCCCCACCAGCGCGGTGATGGGCATGCGCGCCCACATCGCTCCCCCGTGCACGTTCTCAGACCCGTCTACATGGCTTTCACACCCCGTGAACACAAGCTGAAAACTCAAGCAACGGTCCGGCATGACATTGACCGCAATGACGTTTGCGTGCAAATACTCGCCATGGTACTTCTGGTGCATGTGCGTGAACTCGCGTCTGACCCAGCATTTAAAGTACGGGATGTTGCTGATGAGATAGGACATTACTTGGCGCGCTTGCCGCCCGCCATCATGCCTTTAGACATCTTCTTGGCCGCGCCGCCTGCAGCGTAACCTTTGGACATCATGCCGCCTGCCATCATGCCCTTGCTGGCCATGCCACCCATTTGCATTTTAGGAATGCCAGTGGTTTTACTTGTCTCAGACAGCATTTTGTTTGCGGGGCCGCTTTCAACAGCACCACCGCCGCGCGTAGCGGCTCCCATTCCACGTCCAGCCATATCAAACTCCTTTTTTCATTGCACGGCCCTTGACGTCGGCCGTTTTACGTTTAACAGCGCGACCCATCTTGTCGCCCATGTCAGAATCCTTCATCATCTTGCCGTCGGGCATCTTGTGCATGCCCACCGCGCCGCCTTTTTTCATCTTGCCAACGCCGTCGGCTGCAAAAGACGGAACCATCTTGCCGTCCTTTTTTACCATTTTCATGCTAGATTTTTTCATACACTTACCCTATTTTTAACGGTTGATCTCAACACTTCCAACGCTTTCTCGCTTGACGAAGCCTGCTGTTAGGGTCCTTGGCAGCCTCAGGAAAATCCTTCATCTGTCCTTCCGACCTGGCGCAATATGAAGCACGACGCTTCGCCTCTGTGGGCGAAGGCTTGCTAGAAGTCACCGCCGTCTTGAGCTTGCTTCCAGGATTGGCCTGGCGATACGCTGCAACGCCTTTCTTGGTCATGCCAGCACCGGCCTTGGTAGCGCGGAAGTTCCCGCTCTTCACCGAGGTTTTAATGCCCATGCCCTTGGAGGCCATTATTGCGCTGCCCCACCATAAAAGAACAACGTCACGCTGGTAATTTCAACACCAGAGACATCAATGAACACCCCCGAATCAAAGAGGATTCCTTGGTCCGGCAAAAGAATGTCAGTGGCTCCAGCCACTGCGGCGGTGGTGAGAGCCAGCAATGCCGTGCTCCCAACAGTACTGCCATTCCTTAGGGTAATTGTTCCGGCCGTTGCCGTGTTTGTGAAATAGATGCCGGCTACCCTTGTGCGACCGGCAATTGCATGCGCATCGACAGTCTTTGTGACTGCCTGAATATTGCTGTTGCTCATGTCGGCTCCTGATTAAGCAGTGCGTGTGAACACGTAGGCTGTGGCGCTAGAGAACATGAGGGTGAAACGGGCCACGCCTATTGCAGCTATAGCAACAGTCAGGTCACCAAAGCTGCCGGGGGTATCAGTAGCAGCGGTGGACAAGATGCCGTTGGTTGCTACAACCATGGTTACTACGCCTGAGCTTGTGCTTGCGGTGTTGTCAATGTACAAGTCGAACACAGTGCCTTTGACCGCGCCGAGGGCTGCACCAAGCAAAGTGCCTGTGGGCAGAGTAAGGGCTACAGCCGTTGTTGAAGTGACTGTGATGTAGCCGGTTGCTACCTGTGCTGCTGTGAGGGTTGCAGTGGCAGCGATTGCAACGGTTGTGTCGTGCGTGATGCTACCTGATCCTGCAATGTTGCCCGTGACGTTGCCCGTCAAGGTTCCAATAAAGCCGTTGGTAGACGTAACCGGGCCCGAAAACGTGGTTGATGCCATGATTTTTCCTTACATACAAGTTAGGTGCATCAGTCTGTATGTCGTCAGCCGGGGCTGTCTAATGCACC